CAAAATCCGTTCCATGCTTGACTGCGCACCGCACGAGGCACGTGATCTCTACATTGAAATGATGGATGCAGGAATCTTCAACGAGAACTGGTACAAGATTTCGTGGGCAGATCAAGAAATCATTGTCAAAAACTTCGCCAACAACACACAGCTCAACACCACGATCGGTGACAAAGCCATCATCACCCACCTGCGTCAAGCCTTCGAGGACTGTGAGCAGATCGCCGCGGACAACCCCACGGACAAGAACGTGGCACGCCTACTCACCGCGTTGCATGACCAGTTTGATGTGTGGATGCGTGACGACCAGGGCCACAAGGACCTCGTTGGTGTGCTCATGAATTGGCTTACCACCTGTGAGCACTTCGTCGTTCAGGACGAATCCTAGACACAACAATGGCCCCTCACCACGTCGGTGAGGGGCACTAGATTAGGGGAACATTATGCAGCTCGACTTGTATCAAACACCATCAATGCTCACTGGTCATGCCAGGCTCGTAGTGTGCCCGAACTGTGGCACCATTGTTTATGCACCATCAGGTTTCAGGAAGTCACGCAAGCCACTAGGTGACTGCCCTATGTGTGGCAAGAATAAGTGGAAGCAATGCGATACACCCAACGGACCGTTCCACCACGTTGACGAATGGGATGACAATGCCAGTGACCTATGAGTATCGATGTGGGTGCGAACACACCACCATCTTGCGCGTACCAGTTGAGCAACGCGACGAACAACGAACGTGCTACACGTGCAAAGAATCATTAACACGTATTTACTCGGCGCCTGGTGTGTCGTTCAAGGGTGAAGGATGGGGAGGCAAGCCATGACATACACGATCAGGACCCAATGCGGTGAGTGTGAGCAGTACCGCCGGTTCGAGCTTAGAGGCAACGGTCATTACACGTGGTGGGAATGCCCGAAGTGTGGTGAGTCGTTTGGCCTAGAGATGTCAACGCAAGCGCGAGTCACGCCAGGCAGTAGGATTGCCTGATGGCGAATCAACCCAAAACCCCGCACCGCAGTGTCCGCCTCAACGATGACATTTGGGATGCGTTGCGTGAGATTGGTGAACAGACAGGGCTCAGTGTTAGCGAGCTGATTAGGCTTGCGCTCACTGACTTCATCATGAAGTCGCGCTAGTCCATCATTGAGTTAGGGTCTTCGCCTTCGTTGTGTGTTTCATCTAGGGCTGCCTCAAGGTCCACGCCTGGGCTAACAGCTTTAATCCCCATTGATTCGTACAACGCGCGAACGTCAGCATCGTTGTCGATGGCCAACACCACATCGGTCAGTGAGTCCACGTTTTCTTTCTTAGACTGCAAACCGTCCTCATGTGTTGGACCAACCTTGTTCATAAGCAAACGGTCATAACTCACATCAGCGTTGGACAGTGCCAGCGTGGTGTCCATGCGGCGGTTCTCCTGTCGGGCCGTGACGATGGCAATGGTGTACTCATCGGCGTGTTCATCGAGGAAGTCACGCGTGTTAGCGATCACTGCCCCACCAATGGCGATCAGGGTCCCATCAATGTCACACACAATCGTTGCCACAACTACTCACTCTCGTTAATGATCTGGCGGTAAACCTCGACGTAGCCGGCAAGGTCGTGAATTGAATCAGCGTGGTCAGGAGATTGGATTAGGCGTGCGACTTTGACCAAGGCCATACACATCGCGGCCTGTTCAGGGCTAATCTCAGTGCGCAGGTACGCGGACCACAAGTCAGCGATGCGCTGATGATTGATCAGCGGACTGCCGTAGGCACTTCCTCGCACAGCTAGTAACCCAGCGATGTCAGCCTCAGGGACCAAGACTTCTGCTGGCCGGCCAATGATCGGGCCACCATCGCCCACGTAATCACTCATCGGCGTCAGCCAATGTGGGTGCGTGATACCTGGACCCGCACGCAATGCACTCAATGTCAAGGAAGTATTGGGCTATCTCGTTGTCTGCGAATGAGCAGATCACCCTGAACAGTGGTGACCCACACACGCATTCGTGGGTGATCATCGGTCGATAGTCCACGGCCTCAGATAAATCAGGCACACAGTCAATGATGTTTTTCATGTAGTCCCTCGCAGGTTGTTGGCGTAAACGGCGGCGTAGAACGCGCACAACACGGCCAATGCTGGCTGACCAATGGCAAGCGCGTAGATCACCCACGGTATCTCCATCAGCAGACACCAACCCCAACCAATGCGCGGATTACGCTTAACCAGGTACAGGCCACTAACGCTCCCCGCGGCAAGAATGAATGAGACCCAGATCATGCGTCGTCCATCAGGTAGTCCAGCACGTCAGGGTTATCCCTAAGCATGGACAGCAGTGGGCCGGTGATTGCGGCGACCACGGTTTCCTCGTGCTCGTCATCGAGCGTGGGGTCCGAGCTGCGGATGCAGGCGTGCAAGATTTCGTGCAGGAGTGTGGCCCGCGCGTAGTCCTCGTGCTTGCCAGGGTCCACAGCAATGCTCATGGACTCCATGTCGCAGGCACCGCACGCATCCCCGTTGGGGTGATGCTTCAGGACCTCGTGCCGTGACCACTTGATTGACCACGTGTAGGGGCTGATCTTGATTAGACGTGGCCTGCTCATCGCACACCACGCATTGTGACTGCGTGCTTGCGCGTGCTGGCCCGTGACTGTGCACCACAGGCGTCACAGGTAAACGAGGCGAACGCTGTGCCCGCGGACACGCTCACACCATTAGCGCTCAGGGCTGTGCCCCCACAACGGAAGCAGGAGCGTGCCTGGTGAGTGAACAACCCCATGTGTGGGTGAGACTTAATCCAGCCACCCATGCGGTCATACAGGGCCTCAGTCAGGATCACGTCTTGCTTGTTGTATCGGCGCATACGTGCCCACGCCTTGTCATCGCCGGCTAGGCACGCAGTCCACAGGCCTTGACCTTCGTGGGCTAGTTTGCTTCCGAGTCCAAGGGCTTGTGCCACATAGTCGAGCTTGTTGGACGGGAACTTGAACTGTGCACGCGCCACCTTCAGCAGGTCCACGTTCTCAAACTTTGATGGTGGACTCATCCCAGCCAGGACGAACTCACGTTGCAGGTGCTTGACGTCAAAGCTTGGCCCGTTGTAGGTCACGAGGATGTCGCACTCATCAAGCATGGTCCACGCGGCCTTGACCATTTCTTCATGTGTGTTGTGGTGCTCACTGAAGAAGTGGACTTTCTTCTCGTCGTACCATTTGCCGGCAAAGCATAGGACTCTGCCTGGGTCAACGATCTGGTTGATGCTGTGGTTTTGATTCCACAGTCCCCACGAGTGCACCAGCATTGGTGCGGTCTCAATGTCGAGGGTGAGGATGCGTGCACTCTTACTGGCCTTGTTTAGCTCATCGGCAAGACTCATCGTGGGCACCGGCACGATCCGCGGCGATGCCGGCGAACCGACTCACCACTGATGGACAGGTTCAGGTGATCACGCACAGCCAGCGCGATCTTGTCCCCACTTAAGGTCCCTTCAATCGCGGACTCAAGCGCAATCAGGTCAGCGCCTTTGGCCAGGCTCAAGGCCCAGCGCACGCCACAGATTTGCCACGGTGGTTTGTTTGTATCGTCTCGCAGATCATCACGTAAAGACATACAGTCCAACTCTCATCGAGCAATAGGTCCTACTTGTAGACGAGCTTGTTTGCTTTGGTTGATGCCAATGCCTTGTAGGTCTTCGGTCCGACGACGCCATCAGCGGGCCACAACAATGGGCGCACCCGCTGGAAGGACTTGACCTTGTTCTTGTCGGCCACACTCATCACGCCAGTGACCTTGTTGCCCACGCCGCGTTGCAGCACTTTGATGTGCTCGCCCGTGTCACGGACTTGGAACGCGGACTTGCCTGGGTAGGCAGGCAGCGGCTTGCGCACAGGCCTCACAGGGACAACGGCCAGCCACTTAGCCTTGGACTGTTCTGCTGCCACGGTCTGCAAGATGGATACGTGCAGGTGCTCGGTATGTGGGCTTGGACCGCTGTACGGTTCAGGCTTCCACCCATTACTGCGCCTGTAAATCTTGCGATTGAAGATCACGTAGTTACCAGCAGGGTGCTTGGACACGGCGGCAATGATCACCTTCGGGTCAACACCTGGGTAGGTGATGTCAAAGGCGTTCACACTCTTGCGAGCGTTGGGGTTATGGTCACTGGCTCGAGCCGAGTGCGATGTGTCACCCACGGTGCCGTCACTGCCTTTAGGCCTGCGTGGCCAGCGAGCATTAACCTCGTTGCGTAATTGCACCAGTGATGGTGCAAGGTGCCAAGACATTTACTCGCCCTCAATGGGGGCATCGTCTTGAACGCTGTCCAACTCAGGGACATCGGCAGGGGCACCGATGCCGTATGAGGTATTGCCAGGGTCGATGGCTGCGACCAGTGTGCGCAGTGTGGCTAGGACCGCTGCCGTGGCGGCAGCTGTGATCCACGTGGTGTCCCCACCCACGAGCGCGGTCACAGGCACAAGGCCAATGAACGTGACAATGAACGTAGTTAATGCTGAACGAACCCATGCAGGCATGAGTGATCCCTTCATCGATGTGATTAGTTGTGGTGCAAAATGAGGCAGGCCAGGACACGGTGAAGTGTCAAAGGGGGACCAGCCTTAACTGGCCTGCCGGTCAATGAGGCTGGTCAAGCCTTTTCTGAATCTCAATTTGTCGAACCTCAATGCGGTCCATGCGCCTAACAATCTCGTCAAGCAACTCATCACGGCGAATACTCGCGGCGACCTGTGCCTTCAGTCGCGCGTACAGTTTGCCCACACCAGTGCCAATGCTGATCAGTCCAACAATCAAAGCAACAATGAACGTGGTCACTCCAGCCACGTTGTCACTGGTCAGCACAACACCAGCGACCAGTGGTGAACCCGCGGCCAATGCCCCCACCACGCTCATCATGATTGTTGCTGCTCCCTTATCGGTCATGGTTTATGTGGCAACCCAAAGAGCCGCAAACGATGAGTGCGCGTCGCTGGTTCCACTAAGGTTCAAGGCGCCTCCACTGGTCTGGTTTACAAAAGCCATGATGTAATCGTTGGCCGCAAACTCTGCCATGACGGTGACGTTGATGCCGTTGTGTGTTGAACCAATTGGGGCGGTGGCAAAGGATGTAACAATTTCGGTTCCCGAAGCGTTAAACGTTGTTGTCCCGTTCTTTTCAATAGCCAAAGAACGTGCACCCGCGGCGCTACTAGCCCACATTGCTCTGAACGTAACCTGGTACGTGCCCGCTGTAGTAAAAGTGATGCGCTGCGGGTTTGTTGTGTTGTCGTGCATTGTGTCCGTGTCAAACGTTTCAGCCTGCCAGGCAACTGCAGTCCACGTCCCTGTGGCAATTGATACGTTGGCGGTCCTGTAAAGCTTGCAACGCGGTGGACTGATCAGAAAGTTAACAGCGTCACGCACATCATCATTCCAAAGCGAAGCAGTGATCTTGTCCCCTACTGCCA